TAGGCATCTGTATTAGGAATTTTCAACTTATTCCACCAGCCAAGACCATATTTGTCTATAAATTGTTCATCTTTAGTAAGTCCGCCAGGTTCTTCAGTAAATTGGTTAATTGCACTCGTATACGTATCGAGCGATTTATCCTGAATGAATTCATAATTCGGCGTACGTGAAGCATTCCAGTAATATTTGCTATCCATTGACTTGACAATAGAAGAAATTTTGAAGTCAATGTCAGTGGAAACCGTAGCAGGATGTTCGTTATACAGCTTAATGATTTCAGATTTATAAATTTTTCTATGAGTAGCGATACGAGAATCAAGATATTCATATACCTTGTTCTTCATTTCAGTCATATAGGCTTCAATATCAGTTAACGGCTTGACATAAACTGTACCGACCGCATCGAAGTATTGGATATATGGCGGAAGCGAGAAAATGACAGAGTTAATTTCAGAATTAAACTGGCAATTCTTGTTTATTAGTTGAATATTTCTCAACCACTGGTCATCTGCGGTGTTGTTATATTGAGTATTATAGAAACTGCTGTAAGAGAACAAGAATTTGATATAGTCAGGAAGATGTTCGAGATATTTGTCGCCGTAAAGCGAGAAGGCATCGACAGCTTCAAAATTAGTTTCTGTCAATACATTTCGAATATCCCAGTTACCGTTAGTATTCTTGAGATATACGTGGCCAGCCAAACAATAGATAATATTATTCTGGCAAAGCGGGTGTTTAATTCCAAGAGTATCTTCAATATCATGCTGGCCGAATACCATTGCAGTCTGTACAGAAATCGGACTCGTCAAAGCACGGAAATAAGACATGTAGTCGTCACGAGTAATAAGTTTACCGCGAGATGAGAAATATGCCGGAGCATTAATCTTCATGCTTGCCTGACTTTCGAAGTCGTCACCACCATAAATATCTGAATTTATAATAAATTGAATATTGTTGGTCAATGAGACAATACTTCCGTTGACAGAAGCATTTATCTGGTTGTTATGAGTCATTACAGAACCGTTTACGCCGACCGTATTGGCTTCTTTACCCTTTGTAGAAAGATATTTGACATAAAGGTTATCTTTATCAGTCTTTAAGCCGATTTTTGCAATATTCGGTTCAGAACTGAACGTGACACGAACAGTTTTATCTGGATTAGTATCTATCAGGCATACAGGAAGCGGGCCGTTAGCCGGAAGTCTGCCAGCCAGGTTTACAATATCTTCATTAAGATAGATTGACTGGGTTTCAATGGTATAAAGATTTTCTTTATTGAATGCGTCGATTTCATCTGCACCGATACCGACTTGACACCAACTTATTTCTGGTAAATAAACATTTTCAGCGAAAGCATACGGATCACGTTTACCGTACCAGTTAGAGAACGAAATATCGTCAATATCATAGAACTGACACGGTTCGCCGAGTTTCTTCATATTGGCGGTACCGAGAAATTCTACAATCTTTTGCTCTGCCTGGAAACATTTAATCGGGGTAATATTATTCGTATTATAAAGGTTCATGCCGATAAGCGGAATGTATTCGGAGTGTTCTTGCGGAACGGCAAATGTAAGGTCTTTATACCAGTCTGAAGATTCGCCGTTTGCAATATCTTCGTCAGTGAATACATAACTATATCCGCTGTCGAGAATATACGGATTACCATTGAAAGTAAGTTTCGTAGTTTCTTTGTTGAAGAAAATTTCTGTACCTGAAACCAAAGTTTTCGGAAGGGGACCTTTGATACGGATAATGAGGTCACAACGTGCCGGGATAGGACGTCTTGGATTATATCCAAGGTTTTTACAGTGCTTGATTATACTGGAATCGAGCTTTGCAGTCGAAATAAAACCTTCTTCAGCAGTACGTTGGATATAAAAGTTAGTCATGTCGGTAACGGCGGCAAGCATTTCAGTGAACATGCCGAAAATCGTCGCCGAGGTTATGTTTTTAAAGCGAGGATCTGATTTTAACCTTGCTTGAAATTGCTGTACAAGCTGATTATATGTAACGTTCAAGTAATTAAGCATCTATAACCTTCAATTTTTATATTATTTATAGTATTTGGAATAGATGCAAAGAAAATGACATAATCAAATGGAGGATATTATAAATAATACAAAACAGTTAAGGTATAAACGTGAATTTAAATTTTCTTAATCCATTTAGTAGCAGCTTCTTAAAAACCTCGCCGGAACATAGTGAAGTCCGTGCAAGAGAGGCAGCTCGTAACTCATACGGTAAAATCGAAGACACCATTGACTGGTCTGCTTTGTCAAACGCATACGGGAATACATTTGATGACCCCGCTAATCCGCGAGACACAACCCAGATTTATTTTGACCAAATTTATATAAACAAGTGGCAGAAGATTAGCTGGTATCGTTCCATGGCAATGTACCCGCTTATCGGTAAAGGCTTGAATATTATTACCGACGAAGCAGTTTGCCCTGACGCTCTTGGTAATGTTGCAGTGTTTGACATCAAGGACCCATATAAGCAGAAGTTTACTGCGACTGAATATGCGACCTTGAAGATGGAATTTGATTATATTGTTGAATGTGTATTTGGACAAGAAAATATATGGGATTTGTTCTATAAGTGGTTACAGGATGCCGAACTCTTTTTGGAAATTGCATTGAATGACAATGGAGATAAAGTGGTCGGCATTAATACATTGGCTCCTTATGCGATGTTGGTCATTTATGACAGGGATTCCGATAATATTAACGGATTTATCGAAAATGTAAACTATCTTAATCAGGCGCAGGTACAGGACAAGAATACTGAAATACGTCGTTTCTTGCCGAACCAGATAGCCTATGTCCGTTATCCGATTACTTGGAATAACCGTAATGATGTTCGCGGACACTTGGAACGTTCTATTCGTCCGTTGAACCAGCTTAGAAATATTGAAGACGCTTTGACAGTTTATCGTATTACTCGTGCGACAGAACACCGTGTATTTAACATTTATACCGGTCGTCGTCCGCCTGACAAGGCTGCAGCTTATGTCCAGGAAGTTCGTAACAAGTATCGTAAGAATTTGACTCTCGATAATACTACTGGCATGGTCAACGCGGTCAAGAATACTCAGGCTATGACTGAAGACTTTTTCTTCTCGAAGGACGACTCTGGTCAGCAGTCTTCTGTTGAAACGTTCCCATCTGGATCTACATTTGACGGTCAGATTCAAGACCTTTATATGTTCCAGAAGATGGTTATGGACGGTATGTTTATTCCGCAGAATCGTTGGAAGTCTGATGAACTTAGCGGCGCAAATTATACTCAGGGTATTGAATCTGCAAACCTTGAGGAAGTCGCATTCCAGCGTTGCTGCCGCCGTCTTCGTAGGGCTTTTGCGGACGTAATTAGGCAGGTGTTCCTTGTTCATCTTCGTGTTCGCGGATATAAGGAAAAGTTCCTTGACAAGGCAATTTATAATATTGACCTTCATCCGGCAACTGACTTTGAACGTATGCGTGATCTTGCGCTCGCTGAAAAACGTGGTTCTGTTCTTTCTATGCTTTCTCAGTTCTTGCCGACGACAACGAATATTAAGCCTGGTAGCGAAGAACTTGCTCCGTTGTTCTCTAAGCAATACTTCATGGAAAAGATTCTCGGTATGTCCACTCAGGATATTCTTATGAATAACAAGATGCTTGAACAGGAAATCAAGCAGATGAATGAAGAAGCCGAAGCCGCAGCTGCTGCAGGCGGTGCAGAAGGTGAAAACCCGGACGAGGGTGGAGACTTAGGATTTTAATTATAGGAGAAAATATGAAGTATACAATTAATGAACAGGCAGCGGATTTGCTTGACGAAAATTATGAATTAGGCGAATCTGCGGACTACACAGTAAGGGCTTTGATTAATGCGTTAAAAAAATTTCCGCCGGATATGCAAGTACGTGTCGGAGAAGAATATAACTCTGAATCAATGTCAAGGATAATTAAAGTCGAATACAATAAGTACAATGATAATGTACAGATTGTAATTGACTAAATTAAAAAGACCGGTTGTTTAACCGGTCTTAATTTTTAATGCATGTATTCGCAATATTTGACTAGTGATTTTAGTGGCATATCGAAGTAGCTTAATTCACTATCCATGTTATCGTTTATTGCACAATAATCTCTTAACAGACTATAGAATAAGTCATCAGATACATATTTTGAAACGAATAGGTTATACAAGTCAAATACAGGTACAGGGAACGGCATGACATTCATATCGTCAATGTCTGGTGCATGCATCAACATGAAGTCAAGAGCAGACGTGATATTATGTCCGTCACAAGTCATTAAACGATAGTTATCGCCGTTGAATTCGTCCTTATACTGTTCATTCCAAGGAATCTTTTCGGTATCTTTAGGATCGCCGGTAATCTTAGAAAGAGGAATGCCGTATTTGTAGTATTTTTCAAGAGATTCAATATCGTTTTTAGAAACTGCATATGCAATCGGGTCTTTTGGCGTAGCTGCCTGACCGTCTGCACCGGTAGGCTTTCCATACAAACCTTTTCCAGAATGATGTAGTTCACGGAGACGGACAAAGTCTTCATCCGGATTTGGATCTTGTTCTGGTTCTTCATCATCTTCAATATCTGGGCCAAATTCAAAGTTATAATCTTCACGTGCTTGTTCGAGATCTTCTTCATAATCATCGTTGGCGTCATAAAGATTTACAATTTCTTTAGCTACGGCAATTGGGTCAGCACCGTCTTCAATAAATTGTTTAATAAGGTCACGGTGGTTTCTGTAATAATTATATACGGATTCTTCACCCATATCGAAGATTTCATCAAGAACCGTATCGATAAAATCGTTATCAGTTTCAACTGATTCACGAATACCGTGGAATTTAGACGCACCGATACCGCGTTTAATTTCGAATTTGATACATTGCGCGGCAAAATCAGGGGCAACAGAAGTTTCATTATTACTGAAATAATCAGTAATAAGGTTCATAATGTCATTGATATGCTTCTTTGTATCTATGCCATATTTCTTTAGCCAATGTATTACATTTGCTGTATATTTTTCAAAGGCAGTTTTCATAATAAGTTCCTATATTGTTCATTAAATGTTTTAAAGATATTAGCATAAAGTTGAATATTATTTGCCGTTTCTTTAGAACTAAACTTGCTTACGCCAGTTTCATCTGGTTCAAGAAAGTCAATTTTTAATTTTACAGTACAGAAAACAGAATTACGATTCAGTGTATATCCGATAATTGCTAAACGGTTAACATTGTCGACATTCTGTTTGATATATGGACGAAAATACTTGTCAAGCTGCATTAAGTAGCTCTTGACATCGGTATTGATTTCGTTGGCCATATCGAAAAGCTTGATACGAAGTATGGCAAATGCTTCACCTTTCTTAGTTTCAACATCCTTAAGTGCAACACCGTCAATGTTATGAACAATGAAAAGCAACTTATTACGGAGAAGAACATCGTCAATTTGGAGCTGTTTGCTAACCTTTACAGTATTTTTGTCAAGCTGTTCAATAATATAATCTGCACATTCTGTACTATTATAGCCGTCATTGTACATATCAATAACGTCTTCGTTAAGTTCACGAGGCATTTTCTTAATGATATAGCCGGATTTCTTAACGATATTAGCAACTGACTTGAGATAGCGGTTGAACATTTTTTCAATATTACTGCTTTCGTTCATACTACGCAAGGACAAGACATAGTTTTTCGGGTCGACACCGTTAATGTACGACTCGAAAAGCCCGTCAAGGTCAAGCTTTATATCTGTATGCTTACGGGAAATAATTTTTTCAACAGTAGATTTATATTGAAGAAAATCCATTATTACTCGTCAGTTCTGATAATTTCGAAGTTAGAGTATGAGAATGTTGCGGAACGTGTAACCTTACCATCGGCGTTGTGGTCAAGACCGAAATCAGAGATAGTCTTCGGCCAGCAACGATACAGGAACCATTTAACCGGAAGAGACTTCTTCAACGTAGAGTCATAGAGCTTAATTTCGATAGTAGCGCAGTAATCGGAAGCGAAGTTAGAGATTGCGCCGCCGGTCATTTCGTTGCTACCGCCGCCAATATCCTGGCTAAAACCTTGGTTCATCAAGCAGTTTGCCCACTTGTGAAGCTGCTGAGAAACTGTCAAATCCTGGAATTCATCCCAAAGAATGGTCAAATCGCCAGAAACAGTTGCACGGCCAGGATAGAGAAGCTTGGTTCCCATGTACTGGGTATCAAGTTCGTTGAAAGACTTAGCCGGTAAAGAAGCCTGTCTTGCGCGAAGCATCAATTCGTTAGCATCAAGGATTGATGC